TCCTACGCCTCCGACCCGACGCCCAACAACGTCGATGCGGTGACCGAGGTCGCTGTCCGCCTGAGCCGCAACCAGAGCTGGGCGTCCGGCGACCTGGTGAGCGTGATCACTGGTGCCGACCCGATGGGCTCCATCGCCCAGCGCGTCGCCGCCTACTGGGCGCGTCGCCAGCAGGCCGCGTTCGTCGCGACCATCACCGGCGTCTTCGCGGACAACGCGGCTGCGCCGGCTGGCTCCGAGCACACGCAGAACGACATGACCGTCGACATCTCCGGCGGCGGCTTCGTGGATGGCGTGACCAACTTCTCGGCCGAGGCGTTCATCGACGCGGCCGTGACGATGGGCGACTCCATGGAGGACCTGACCATGGTGATGGTCCACTCCGTGGTCTACAGCCGCATGCAGAAGAACAACCTGATCGACTTCATCCCCGACAGCGAGGGCCGGATCACCATCCCGACCTTCCTCGGCCGGCAGGTGATCGTCGACGACGGCATGCCGAAGACCGGCTCGGTCTATGACAGCTGGCTCTTCGGCGCTGGCGCGGTCCGCCTCGGCGTGGGCAGTCCGGCGGTGCCGACCGAGGTGCAGCGCATCGCTGGCGCCGGCAACGGTGGCGGCCAGGAGGTGCTCTACAACCGAGTCGAGTGGGCGCTGCATCCCGTCGGCCTGAAGTATGCCGGCACCTCGCCGAACGGTGGCCCGACCAACGCCGCCACCTCCAACAACCTTGCTGCCGCCGGCAGCTGGATGCGCGTCTATCCGGAGCGCAAGCAGATCAAGATCGCGCGGCTCATCACCCGCGAGGCCTGATCCGATAGGGCCGGCCGAAAGGTCGGCCCTTTCTCCACAGACGCGAAGGAAGCGACACATGGGCAAGGGCCTACCCCGTTCCTCGGCTCGCGGCGCAGCCGCCCGACAGGACGTCATCAGGCAGACGATCACGGTCAGCAATCTGGCCCTGCTCGTGGACGGCGCCACGGGCGTCGGCTGGAACAGCGTCGTGGCTGGCGATCTGCCCGAGGGCAACATCCTCCTCCTGGGTGCGGTCTCCTACCTCCAGTTCACCGCTGGCGGCACGATCTCGACGACCTTCGACGGCGACTACTCCATCGGCACGACCGCCACGGCGGACGCGACGCTGGCCAGCGGCGACATCGACATCATCCCGTCCACCCCGCTGGGCGCGGCGACGGCGAGCGTTTCCCCTCGCGTGCGTGGTGTCATGACCGCCTCGGTCTGTGGCACCACCTACGACAACACCGACGGCTCCTTGGAGCTGAACCTGAACCTGCTCATCGACGACGCCAACATCAGCGCCGACAACGAGCCGGTGACGGCCAACGGTGTGATCCACCTGGCATACATAGTGCTGGGCGACGACTAACCAGAACGGAGCTACCACGTGACCAAGGACATCCTCGCAGCCCTGGTGCAGCTCGACACCGACGTCGACGCCCACTGGACGACGGACGGCTCGCCCCGACTCGAGGCGCTGCAGGAGATCCTTGGTCGGGTGGTGAAGCGCGTGGAGGTGTCTGCCGCCGCGCCGCTCTTCAAGCGTGACAATCTCCAGCTGCCGGAGCAGGGTGCTCCCGAGATCAAGGACGAGACCGATGGCCAAGAAGCCGCAGCCGAAGCCGACGAAGGTGAATGGGAAGCCCCAGCCGAAGCCGTCCAAGGGCGGGAAGAAGGGCTGAGCGAGCTCGACTCAGCGGAGGCGGCCCTAGCCACTGCCAACGCGCAGCTCGCTGCAGCCCAGGTGCTGCTGGCGAAGGCGCAGGCGGAGCGCGACCGCAAGCTGGCCGAGGCGGAGAAGGCTGGCGCCGATCCGCATGCCAACCAGAAGGCCATCATGACCTACCTGGCAGGCCAGCAGCGGATGCGTGAGGAGCGCGGAGTGCGGGCTGAGGCCCTTCGAGCGGCGGGCATCGGCCCGGCCATGCTGGACGTGCGAGCGCGCATCGACGCCGCCCTCGCCCGCAAGCGTGGCCACGGGCAGAACCGTCCCGCGCGATGAACCTGCTCGCGCGCCTGTTCGCGGCGCGACGCCGCCGGAGGCGCGCGCAGGACCTGTCGGCCTACGCCGCCCTCATCGCGGCGCCAGACGACCTGGGCTCTGCGGCTGACCTCGAGTCCCTCGATGACTTCGTCGTCCCGGCGCGCGCCGAGCTGGCCATCAGCTTCGACGAGGCGGTCGAGGCCGGCGACGTTGTCGTGACCGTCGATGGCCGCGACATGGAGATCCCGGCGCTCGAAGCCAACGCTGCCCACTCGCTGCAGTGGGCCGAGCGCGGCCACGTCGTCAGCGTCGGCAACAGCTCGGCGCCGGCCTGCGCCGCCACGCTCCACGTGCTCGACCAGTGGCGCCGACCCAGCCCGATCGCGACGGGGGACCTGACATGACCCTGGTGGTCGAGGACGACACCGGCCTCGAGAACGCGAACAGCTACGTGGACGTGGACTTCGTCGACGCCTACTTCACCGAGCGCGGCAACGCGGCGTGGACCGGCAGCGACGCGGTCAAGGAAGCGGCGATCATCCGCGCCATGGACTACGTCGAGACCCGCTGGACCTTCCTGGGCATCCCGGAGTTTCCTGAGACGCCGCAGGCCCTGAAGTGGCCGCGCCTGTACGTCTTCAATGAGAAGACGATGACGTACTACGATGGCGTGCCGCTGAACCTGAAGCGTGCCGTCGCGGAGTATGCACTGCGCGCGCTGGCCGGCGAGCTCGCTCCGGACCCCACGACGACCGAGACGGGGCAGGTGCTCAAGAGCCTGCGCGAGAAGGTTGGGCCGCTCGAGACGGAGACCGTCTACCAGGACGGTGGCCAAACCGGCTCCGTCGTCGCCGGGCTCAAGCCCTACCCAGCGGCGGACATGCTGCTGCGCGGCCTCGTGCGGCCAACCAACCACGTGGTCAGGGCGTGACGTGGCAGACTACAGCGCCCAGATCGCCACGGCCAAGCGGCTCATCCGACTGATGGGTCGGCAGGTCACGCTGGAGCTGCTCAGCGCTGGCCCCGAGGACGCGGCCAAGCCGTGGCGAGGCCCGGCTGCCGAGGACCTTGTGGCGAGCTCCGTGCAGGTCTACGCAGCTGCAGTGCCGCCCTCCGGCGCAGCCGCCCTGGGCCTCTCGGCCAAGTCGAACGACATGGTCAAGGATCTCGAGCAGATCCTCATCGCCGAGCCCGGCGAGGACGACCCCGAGAACCTTGAGACCTACCACCGCGTCCTCGAGGGCGACGTGGTGTGGCGCATCCTCTTCGTTGAGAAGTTGCGGCCAGCGGAGCAGACCATTCTCTACTTCGTGGGGATCGGTCGATGAGCCTCACCTACGCCCAGGCGCGCGACGAGATCCTGACGCTGCTGAAGGCCGCGTGGGACCCGACGACCTACCCGATGCTGTGGGAGGACGTGGTCGGCGCGAAGCCCAGCGACGGTCCCTACGGTGCGGTCTACATCCGCCATGCGGGCGGCGGCGGACATACCCTGGGCACTCCAGGCAACCGTCGCTTCACTCGCCAGGGCACCATCTTCGTGCAGGTGCACGTCCCGAGAGGAAGGGGCTTTGCACTTGCCGACCAACTGAGTAAGATCGCCGCAGACGCCTACGAGGGCCAGGCCTCACCTGGAGGAGTATGGTTTCGGGACGTGCGTGTCAACGAGGTTCCTGGTCAGGCTGGCTGGTACCAGGTGAACGTCCTCGTTGAGTTCTCGTACGACGAGCAGAAGTAGGAGCACGCGATATGTCCGGAACGCACGCGAAGATCGACAGCAACGTCACTGGCCTCCGCTATGCGGAGGAGGAGACGCTGCAGACGCTGCCGGCGACCCCGACCTGGATCACGCTCGAGCCCAACAGCTACAGCGACTTCGGTGGGCAGACGACGCTGATCGCGCGCAACCCGATCAACTCCAGCCGCCAGCGCAAGAAGGGCGTCATCACTGACCTGGACGCCTCGGGCGGCTTCGAGACGGATCTCACCCAGGACAACATGACCGACATGTTCCAGGGGCTGTTCTTCGCCGACCACCGGACGAAGGCGGAGTTCGAGGACATCGGCGCGGTCACCACGTCGACCATCGCGATCACGGACACCACTGGCTTCACCGTTGGCTCGCTGGTCAAGACGAGCGGCATGGGCGTCACGAGCAACAACGGCATGCG